CTATCCGTGCTTCTCTCCGCTTAGAATGGACTGTTCCAGTGTCGTCACATATTCCGCCAGCTTGTCCGCCGCGCTCTTTCGGTGGCCATCCCGCAGATGGGTATACACCGTCTCCAGAACCTGCGGCGTATCGCCGACGATCTCCGCCGCCTGCCGGGGATCTATCCCGGCTTCGTAGCAGATCGTGGCGAAGCTGTGCCGGAGACAATGCGGCGTTATGGGGAATGTCTCCACGATCTCCCCGTTGTCCGTCTGCTGGATTTCGTTTAACCCGGCCTCCCGGCAGTAGGCCCTCCATAAGGAATGGATTTCAGAGGCCCGCATAAATCCACCGTCCTTACCGGGGAACAACAACCCTATTCGATTTTTGGGAATACGTGCCGCTAGGGACGGTAGAAGCGGGATGTCCCGCAAGCCGTTGGCGCTTTTCAGGTGATCTTCCAATACAGGGTTTCCGCTTGCATAGGATAGCTTTTTTGTAATGTGAATACAGCCGGCCTTGAAATCTATATCGCTGTAAGATAACGCCAGCGCTTCCCCACGGCGGCAGCCGGTAAACATGAGAAAGTATCCAAGGGATACGCCCTCGCCTTTCCTGTGGTCTTCCAGAGCCACCAGCGCCCGCTCCTGCTCGTCTGTCAAAGATTCGCGCCGCTTCGGGGCCACCGTGTGCTTTGGGAGTCGCACCTTATCCGCCGGGGACGCAGCGATATCACCGGACACTACAGCAGCGTCAAAAATCATTTTCATGACGGCCAGTTCGATCTGTGCGGTGTTCCGGCTGTGGGTCCTTGCAAAGTCGCTGATCTGCTTTTGCAGCTCCTGCGGAGTGACCTCAGAGGAGAATTTGTCCCCCACTGAATCAACCAGCCGCGCGACGGCGTATGAATAGACGTGGCGGGAGCTTTCCGAAATCTCGCTTTCGCGGGAAATCTCCCATTCCTTTGCGATCTCTTTGACCCTTCTCCCCTTCTTTGCAATTTCCCTGTATCCCAGGATCTTCTTGTCTACTTCGCGGTCAGACTTTCCCCGGAACGGGACACGCTTGCCGTTGATGGTTCTGATGGATTCATGCAGCCCGTCCGGGCGCACATAATACTTTGCCATAGTAAAAAAATCCCCCTTTTCATAGCGTCGCAACTGTGATAAGATAGGGGCGCAGAGGCCCCAAGGAAGAATCCCCCTTGAAAATCTGCTCTAGCCGTCCCGGTATGCCAGTACCGGGACGGTTTTTTTATTGTGGCAGAGGGAACCGCTTTTTTGTCATAACCCTCCCTTGACACACAAGAGACTGATTGCTATCCCTCGTAATTACCACATCACAGTCGGCCCGCTCCCGATTCAGGGAAAACAGATACGTAATTCCCAGAACTCTATCGTAGTGGTATTGCTTGCAGACTGTTCCGCCATCTACGCAGAAGACCCCGATATCTCCGTCCGCCAGTGCGCCGTGATTCACAAATGCCGTTGAACCGTCTGGGAAATACGGCTCCATGGAGTCGCCCTGAATACGAATTGCAAATGCTGCTCCCGGTGGGTCGCCCGGCCCCAACTCATAGGGTTCATAGTCTTGACCAACGAGCGGCGTTGCGATGCCGGCGGCGGCGGGTTCCAGATACAGGTTGATAACTTTGGGTTCCTGTTCCACTTCGGTATTTTGGAAGAATCGTGATTCATCCTCCACACGTGCCATTTCTGTGTCGGCCACGTCACGAACGGCCTGCTTGCCCCACTTATCCAGCCCATCATAGTCCTTTGCCAGTTTTAGCGCCTCTCCTGAATAGGGGGAGGCGTTTTTTTCTTTTGCTCCATTTTCCAATTCTGTAAGGCCCTTGCGAACCAAGTCAACCACTGCCTTGCTACGTGTGGCAAAGCGATTTGAAAATTGATAATCGTCTACTTGCTGCATCATCGAGTCTTCCAGTGTCACGGAAAATCTAGGTTTTTCTGTTGCCATATTATTCGCCCTCCTTCCTTATGCGAAAGTATAACACTAGTACACCACTTTGTAAAGAGTGAAGTGGTGTACTGGTGTTAAAAAGTGGTGAACTTCTTTGGGTACTTCGCCAGTTGAAGTGGTTCACTTATCATGGTATATTTTAGTAAGTGAACCACTTGCGCAACAGCCTGCATAAGTACACCACTTTAGAAAGGAGCTATTTGAATGACCACAATGCGGCGCATTACGATCTCACTTCCCGATGATTTAGAGGACGCGGTGGAGGCATTAAAAGCCACTGAACGGTTCAAAAGTCGAACTTATTCCCAGATCATTCGGTATCTGTTGGAACTCGGCGTGAAGTCTGAGAAAAAACGGATTGTATGAAATACTCTGTATTCGTCAGACCCAGTTAACCAGTCAATATGTTATCCATTTCTTCTCTGGTTTGTGAAATTCTCTGCTTTGTAGCTTCGATCATAGAAGGAGTTCCGATAACCGACTGTTCTTGTGCCTCATAGGCGTCTAAAACGGATTTTTCCAGTTCTCCGCGAGCAACCAGCCGAAGAATCTCCGTTTTTGGAATGCAATTTGAAATCGTTTGTTTTGCTTCCTGCAGGAGTTTTTCCAATTGCGAGAGCATGTCTTCCCACTGCTCAAGTTCCGCATGCTTCGCCCGATATGCTTCAATCATACCGTCCCCGTCAAATTTGTCCAACTCCCGAACAAGAAGCAACGTTTCCGCATTTCCTCCCCCGCTGTACCTATTGTAAGGCGCGAATACATTGAATCGTGCGGCCATATCCGCTGCTTTCTCAAGATACTGCTCATAGTTATAATACCGCATATCTGTCTTTTTCTGATAGAGCTGGTAAAGCTGATCTACACAAGCGAACTGTTCAGCGTCCAGCCGCTTTTTAGCATCTGGCAAATTGACAAGCATACAGGAAATTTGCGCCGCGGATAGCTGATAAACACCGCCTTGCTTCATCTTCTGTACTTTCCGTAAGGCATCAATGCCCGAGAAAATTCCCATAATCGTCACCCCAAAAATATATTACAAATTTTTACAATATAAGTCAACCAAAAAAGCAGTGAGGTTCATATGCCAAAGAAAAAGAAGCAGTACAAGCCCGGCGGGTTCCCGCCGATTTCATCAGAACGAAAGAAAGGAGACACCGTATGAGTCGTGAGTCTGAGTTTTACCGGGACAATCTGGAGCAGGTCCTTGACTTTTCAAAAGGCCGCCAAATGCTCAACGTGAAAGAGGCAATGGAATTTACAGGCATTAAGAGCTACGCAACGATGCACAAGCTATTCCCATTTGTAAACGGCTATATCAGTGTGCCGACGTTGGCCCGCTGTATGGCGAGAGAGAGGACAAGCAATGGTTAAACGAACGAAGCGCGCCATCACGCGGCTTATTCTCACACTTGCGACGGTGCTTGTCGTGGCCTTTGTGATGGCGGCATTAACTACCCCGGTGAAGTCAGTAGAACCGGAAATACCGGAGGACTACGAAAACCAGAAGATTGAGGCGGCCCTGCTGGAAAAGGCCAACAAGATAGAGGACTGCACGGTTACGTGGTACACCTCGGACACCTGCGGAAAGCAGCCCGGAGACCCGGCCTATGGCATTACATATTCAGGACTTCCGGTGGTAGAGCACCTGACCTGCGCCGTTGACCCGGCTGTAATCCCGCTATATTCGGACGTGTTTGTTCAGTACGCCGACGGCAGCATCGAGCAGCTGTGGGCGACGGATACCGGGGTAACGGGTAGTGCGCTGGATATCTACACACCGGACTATGACTATGCCATCCTATGCGGTCGGCAGAGCTTGACTGTCTGGTGGGTGGAGCCGGAGGTGGATGCGTATTGAGTCTAAATCACTTATCACTGTTCAGCGGAATTGGCGGGCTTGACTTGGCTGCCGAATGGGCCGGGTTTAGGACAGTCGGTCAATGCGAGTTTGCAGACTATCAGACAAAGGTGCTGGAAAAGCACTGGCCGGGTGTACCGCGCTGGAGAGATATTCGGACACTAACAAAGGAGAGTTTTTATGAGCGGACAGGCCGCAGAACAGTTGACATTATTTCGGGAGGTTTCCCGTGCCAGCCTTTTTCCGTGGCTGGAAAGCAAAAAGGAAAAGAAGACGACCGTTACTTATGGCCGGAAATGCTCCGAGTTATCCGAGAACTTACGCCACGTTGGGTTATCGGTGAAAACGTACCTGGAATCCTGCGCATTGCCGGGAGAACAGTTTGTGAGGACTTGGAGCGTGAGGGATACACTGTCACCGTATTTAATTTTGAAGCTGCGGCTGTCGGAGCTCCACACAGACGGGAACGGGTGTTCTTTGTCGGAGAACGGTGCTCTCTGGAAAACACCCGTGACAGCGGATGCAAACAACCGGGAGTTTTACCACAACAGCAGAGGAGAACCAAATTTGTCCGCACAAGTGAAAATTGCCCCGAGCGGCCCACCTCCCAGATGTGCGCAGATGTGGCCAACGCCGACGTCTATGGATGCTGCGGGGATGGATCACAATTTGAGATCGGACGCAACGCCGACGAGATCAATCCTGCTTTCACAAAAGGTGGCGATGTTTCCGACGCCAAAAGCCAGGGACTGGAGGAGTGCCAGCGGAAAAGAAAATCGAGACAGCCCAGATCTGAATGTGGTTGTGAAAATGCTCCCGACACCGACCGTAGCGGACAGTTACCATTCGCAGAACCATACCGACAAGGCCGGAAACCCAGCTCTATGCTCTCTGGGTGGTGGGCAGCTGAACCCGACGTGGGTCGAGTGGCTAATGGGGTTCCCTCTCGGGTGGACAGACTTAAATGCCTTGGAAACGCCGTAGTCCCGCAGCAGGCATATCCCATATTTCGGGCCATAGCAGAACTGGAGGTGTCCCCATGAAGCCCCGTTACCGTATCTGTTCCCGCTGCCGTCAACGCTGGAATGTGTCCAGAAAGGCACCGAGCCCGCACAAATACATATGCCCCGTGTGCAGGAAAACAAAAAGCGCCGCCTGTGAGAGTACCAGTCCCACAAGCGGCATGAGTAAAGAAAATCTACGGCCATTATCGGCCAGAAAGTGAGAAAAGTCAAGATGAAGACTACAAAATGCCGCGATGCGCCCGAGCTTTTCACGTGTGAGAGAGCCGCGGCAGAGCTGGGCGTTTCGCCCTATTGGATTTCTCGTTTGGTGCGGGAAAACAAGCTGTCCAAAGATGAACACGGCTGTATTCCCGAAAGCAGCCTGCGGGCGTTCCAGCACAGCAACACCCATAAGATCAAGGAGGCCCAGGCTGATCTTATCCACGCCTATGAGATCGGCCTGTCCATGAACCTTATAGAAATTGTAGCGGATAATGCGATCCGCTATAAGAGCCTCCTTCTACCTGGAAAACCAACTGCGCGACAGTTCACATACCAGACCATTTATGCCTACGTAATGGGCAAGAAAAATAAGGAGGAAAATCAAAATGGCTAAATCTGATTTAACGCTGGGCCTGTCCCTGAGTGATGAGAATATTCAGGTGATGAAGCGATTCTGTGATTCCGTAGACTTTCTGAAACAGGCGTCGCAGTCCGGTGCTGACGTCAAGTTGCACTGGCCCGAAAACCCTACCGCTGCGCAGAGTGCTCCTGCATCGGCTGCGCAAACCGCACCCATTGTGCCGCGCACCCCTGCACCGAGTCCTGCACTGGCGACTGCTGCCCCGATTGCACCCGCTCCCGTCCCTGCGCCGGTTGCACCCGTGCCTGGTGTAAACCCTACCCCTGCGGTTTCGGCTTCTGCCCCCAGCCCCGTCTATATGCCTGGTGTCCAGCCGCAGACCGCTGTACCTACCGCCCCGGTAGCTAACTTCACCCCGGCGATTCCGTCCATGGCTCCTGTGACGCCCACCGCCGCCCCCGCGTACACCCTCGAACAGATCTCGAAAGCAGGTGCAGATTTGGCGGCAGCGGGGAAGACTCCGCAGCTTCTTGGCCTGTTGCAGCAGTTCGGGATTCAGGCGGTGAATATGCTCCCCAAGGAGCAGTACGGGGCCTTTGCCACGGCGCTCCGGGGACTGGGAGCTCAGCTGTGAGAAACAGAACCACCATTATTGGAGCTGTTACCGAAATTGAGCTTGCGTCCCCTAAATACGGGAATCGAGTTTGTACAATTGATACTGCCGACTTACCTGTGGTTGGTAAGATTCGTGGCAGCTGGGTTGCAAGCTACTGCCCGGGAACTCAAAGCTTTTATTGCCAGACACAGATCAAGGATAAGACACTCTATGGGACAAAATGCCTTGGGATTCACCGTCTCATTATGGGGCTGCCAGATACAGAGATTGACCACATCAATCATGACACACTGGATAATCGAAAGGCCAATTTACGTTTAGCTGATCGCAGCGAAAACATGCAAAACAAAATGAGAGCGCTCTCAACAAGCCGGACGGGAGTCTTGGGGGTTTACTGGGAACCTGATCGGCAAAAATACAGAGCCGAACTCACAGTGTTTAAAAAGAAGATTCGAATTGGAAGATTTGATTCTCTCCACGACGCTTCTGAAGCAGTCATCCGTGCAAGAGCTGAATTGTTCCCATTTTCCCAAGAGGCATTGTCCAGAAAGAAGGTTTTTCAATATGCCAACGCCTGAATACCACGCGAAAAAGTCCCCTTCCTCCGCGCACCGTTGGATTCACTGCCCCGCGTCCATCAAGCTAAGTGCGGGCATCCCCACGACAACCAGCCAGTACGCCGAAGCCGGCAGGCTGGCCCACTCCATTGCGGAGCTGAAAGCCCGCAAGCGGTTCCTGGTACTGAACAAACGTACATACAACGCGCAGCTGAAGAAGCTTCAAGCGGACGAACACTACGCGCCTGAGATGGACGGCTACACGGATCTCTATGTTGAGACGCTGGAACAGCATGCCATGACGTTCCAATCCGCGCCCTTTATCGCGCTGGAAACCTCCGTCCCTATCGGCCTTTTCACCAGCGAGAACAAAGAGGACGGCACCCCGGCCACCGGCACTGCGGACTGTATCCAGATCGCAGAAAGCGTTCTGTGGGTCACGGATTACAAGAACGGCGCGGGTGTGCCGGTAGAAGCCGACCACAATCCGCAAATGATGACCTACGCGCTGGGCGCTCTGTCCATGTATGCACTGATTTACGGCGATTCCATCCAGACGATCCGATTGACCATTGTTCAGCCCGCTTTGAAATCCGTGTCTGACTGGGAGATCAGCCGAGGGGCGCTGGAAGAATGGGGACATGACATTTTGACCCCGGCAGCAGTGCGAGCGGACAGTGAAGACCCCGGCGACCCCTTCCCCGGTGACTGGTGCCGGTTCTGCCCCATCAAGAACCAGTGCCGTGAACGGGCAAACAAAGTCCTTGCCGTGGAGGCATTCGGCAAGAAGCTCCCCCCGCTGCTCTCCGACGCCGAGGTTGGACAGGCTCTCCAGCAAGCAGATGGGCTGGTGTCCTGGTACAACGACCTGAAAGAGTACGCGCTGCAGTCTTGTTTAGCCGGTAAGCAGATCGCGGGCTTTAAGGCAGTGGAGGGCAAGAAGTCCAGAGATTGGGACAATCTGGACACGGCTTTTGCAGACCTGCAGCAGCACGGCGTAGCGGAAGCTCTCTTGTGGGAGCGCAAGCCGGCCACCGTGGCAGGACTGGAAAAGGCCATCGGCAAAAAGACCTTTGCGGAGGTTTCTGCCGGTCATGTGACCGTATCCCCCGGCAAGCCTACCCTTGTTCCTGAATCCGATAAACGCCCGGAGTTCAACGCCGCGGCGCAGGCGTTTAACCCGATTAACTGAAAAGGAGAAATACATTTATGAACGCAAACACTTTGACCATTGGCGAGGTTCGCCTGTCCTACTGCAACCTGTTCCAGCCCAAGCCCCCCTACAACAACCCGAGTGGCGATCCCAAGTTTTCCACCACCGTTCTGTTGCCCAAGACCAACACGGCGGCGAGAGCTGCCATCGACGCGGCGATCAATGCCGCCATTAACACCGGCATCAGCAGCAAGTGGGACGGAAAGAAACCGCCTATGCTTGCCATCTGTGTCCACGACGGCGACGGCCCCCGACCCAGCGATGGAGAACAGTTCGGGGCTGAGTGCAAAGGAATGTGGGTCTTCACGGCATCCTGTAAGCCTGATCGTCCGCCTTTTGTCGTGGACGGCAATGTCCAGCCGGTCATCCAGCAAAGCGAGATTTATTCCGGCGTGTTCGGCAACGTGAACGTCAGTTTCTTTGCCTATAACAGCGGCGGAAAGAAGGGCATCGGCTGTGGGCTGAATGGCTTCCAGAAGACCCGCGATGGTGAGCCTTTGGGTAACTCCGTATCTGCGGCGGAGGCGTTCGGCATGGCTCAGCAGCCGGTGGCGGCTTCCACTGCCATGCCCGCAACACCGGGCTATGCAGTCCCCGGCTATGCCCCCGCGCCAGCAGCCGCGCCCGTGTATCCGCAACAGGCCCCCGCCTACCCTCCCCAGCAGGTGGCACCTGCGCCTACGTACCCCCAGCAGGCAGCGCCCGTGTATCCGCAGCAAGCTCCGGCGTACCCCCAACAGTGGCCGGTAGACCCCATCACCGGGCAGCCTGTTCCCGCCGGTATGCCGGTCATGGGAATGTAATCATGCGAAGACATCCCTGCCTCGATTGGTTTTCAATCGTAACTAGCCTGCTTGCAATTTTAATATCCCTAATTGCGATAATAACGCGATGAGTGATATGACAAGCGCAACTACTGAGATTGTTCGTGTAATCCACTTGTCGATTATATCGGTTACACGCGATTCCAGATAGGCTTTGCCATTACTGTTTATTTGATATTGCTCTGGATAAATTATTTCACCGCACTCATCAATTTCCGGGTTGTATTGATCTTCGTGCGTATCTATGTACTTACCGTCTTTCAACGCATAAAGATCTCGGTCTTCAAATTGTGGGTACCTGGTTTTAATTCCATAGCGATATAACAATTCATCGTTTTCGTTCATCCATTTGAGCAATTTAACCGATTCTTTACTCAGCACAAAACCGCCGCCTTTCGTCATGATTCTATCACTGGCGAAAGGTGGCGGCAACCCAAAGGAGGATACCATGCAGCACCACTTGAATATTGACCTAGAGACGTTTAGCTCCGTGCCAATTGGCAAGGCCGGTCTCTACAAATACGCCCAGAGCCCGGACTTTCAAATCCTGCTCTTTGGCTACAGCCTCGACGGAATGCCTGTACAGGTCATGGACTTAACACAGACTGGGGCCTGTATTCCGCAGAATGTCGCGGGCTGGCTGTTTGATCCGCAGTGTGTCAAGCACGCTTTCAACGCCGCGTTTGAGTGGTACTGCCTGTCCCGCTACTTCGGGCTGGAACAGCGTCGGGACTGGACGCCTGAAATCTGGTTACCCCAGTGGCGGGACACCCGGCTCCACGCGCTTTACTGCGGGTACACGGCGGCCCTGAAGAACGTCGGCCCGGCCATGGGCTTGCCGGAGGACAAGCAGAAGCTCCGCACCGGCGGCGCGCTGATCCGCTATTTCTGCGTTCCCTGCAAGCCGACAAAGGCCAACGGAGGCCGCACCCGCAACCTGCCGCAGCACGACCCTGCGAAGTGGGACCTATTCAAGACCTATAATGCCGGGGATGTTGTGGCAGAGCAGGAGATTGAGCGCCGCTTGTCCGTGGTACCGGTACCTGACGAGGTGCAGCAGCAGTGGGTCCGGGACCAGATCATCAACCTACACGGTGTGGCCGTAGATCGGGAGTTGGTGGACGGCGCGATTGAAATTGGCTCCGTCGTCCATGAAACTCAATTGCAGGAGGCCAAGGAGCTGACCGGCCTAGCCAACCCCAACAGCCGGGACCAACTTTTAAAGTGGCTGAATGAAGAGCTGAAAGACGATCTGCCGGACGTTCGCAAAAACACGGTCACCGACCTGCTGGCGCAAGGTGTACCCAGCGACAAGGCCGCCCGGATGCTGGAACTGCGGCAGGAACTCTCCAAGACCTCCACCAAGAAATACAACGCCATTGAAACCTGCGTGTGCGCCGACGGACGTATCCGAGGCCTGCTGCAATTCTACGGGGCCAACCGGACAGGTCGGGAGGCGGGGCGGCTGGTGCAAGTCCAGAACTTGCCCCACGACACCGTACCGGCGGAGGCCGCAGCACGGGAACTGGTGAAGTCCCGTAATCTGGACGGCCTGAAAGCGGTCTATGGAAACGTGCCGCAGGCGCTCTCCGCGCTGATCCGCACGTCTCTGATCGCGGCACCTGGTATGGCCTTTGTGGACGCCGACTTCTCCGCCATCGAGGCCCGCGTGATTGCGTGGCTGTCCGGTGAAAAATGGGTGCTTGACGTGTTCCGCACTCACGGGAAAATCTACGAGACCACCGCGGCCCAGATGTTCGGCGTCCCCTTTGACCGCATCAAGAAAGGCAACCCGGAGTATGCCTACCGCAAAAAGGGCAAGGTGGCCACGCTGGCGCTGGGCTATCAGGGCAGTAAAGGCGCTCTCATTAACATGCGCAAGACTCTGGGCATGACGGAAGAAGACTTGCCGGAGACCGATATGCCCGATATCGTCCGGCGCTGGCGCAGCGCCAACCCGCACACGGTTCAGTTCTGGTACGACGTCAACGACGCCGCGTACCGGGCCGTCATATCCGGTCAAGCCACGACGGTGGGCTGCGTGACCATCGCCCGGGAGATATACCGGGAGGCGGAGCTGGACTTCCTAACAATTCGGCTGCCCTGCGGCCGCAAGCTCTACTATCCCGGCCCGCACATTGGAAAGAACCACTTCGGCGAAGACAGCATTCTGTACTGGGGGCAGGACGGGGCCAACTGGAAGCCCGTAGAGACCTACGGCGGCAAGCTGGTGGAGAACATCACGCAGGCTGTGGCGCGGGACTGCCTGTTCTACGCCATGGAACAGTTGGACGCTGCCGGGTATTCCATCGTCTTTGATATCCACGATGAAGTTGTGCTGGAAGTGCCGCAGCAAGCGGCGAGTTTGGACAAGGTTGTGGAGATCATATCCCGGCCTATCCCGTGGGCGCCCGGCCTGCCGCTGAACGCTGACGGCTGGGTGGATACTTATTTTAAGAAGGACTAGCTGCCCATTTTATAAACGCAATTACTGAAGCAAGGGAAATAATATAGCTCTGGTTTCATTGAAAGCCCTCGAAATATGTCTAATTAAATATATCTTTTGTTCTCCAAAAAAATAGCAAATATCATCCTCGTAATCAGATGTAATTTCCTTTCCATTTATTTGTATAAATTTTGTTTTTCCAACAGCACAGCAACAATTAATTCTGTTGTTTCCAATCTTACTGTTTGGTGAATTGATGTGACAAACTGCATTTCTCACAAATTCTATAAGATCGGTCACGTCATGAATTTTTGAACTTATTATTATATCATCTGTAAAATCAATTCGCTTATGGCCTTCGATTTCACATTTTTTAACTAAATCACGTAAAATAATTACTGTTTCAATAAATGCCGCGAAACTCAGAGGATTGTTTATATTAGCCGAATCAAAAATATTGGTTCTAAATAGTATCTCTATACGACTTATGTCAGAACGAATTTCTGCTTCAGTATATATATCCATTGTTTTCCCAACCTTCTTTCTCTATTTTCACCATAATATCCCAATTTTCCCCATCTGTAAAGGAGTACCCCTCCATGATGATAAATGACCGAAAAATAATTATCAGCACCGGCGCAAGCCGACAGGCCAAGGTCTGGACGCCACAGACGCTGCTGGTCTCCGAACTATACGAAAAACTGAAAACACCTGCCCGAGGGCAGGAGACGCTGGACGCCTATATGTCCATGCAAAAGGCCCAGCAGGACACGCTGAAGGACGTGGGCGGCTTCGTCGGCGGGGAGATCGTCGGCGGTCGCCGCAAGGTTGGTTCTGTGAAGGGCCGCGACGTTCTGACCCTCGACCTTGACCACATTCCCGCCGGGCAGACAGACACCGTCCTGCGGCGTGTAGAGGGGCTGGGCTGCGGGTACTGCGTGTACTCCACCCGCAAGCATTCTCCCGCCGCGCCGCGGCTGCGGATCGTCGTGCCGTTGGATCGCACGGCCACAACCGACGAGTATGAGGCCATCGCCCGGAAGCTGGCGGAAATGATCGGCATTGAAATGGCGGACCCGTCCACCTTTGAGCCGTCCCGGCTGATGTACTTCCCGTCTTGCTGCGCAGATAGTGAGTATGTCTATCAGGCTGGGGACAAGCCCCTGCTGTCCGCTGACGGGATGCTGGGGCTGTATGCGGACTGGCACAACGTCGCCTCATGGCCGCAGGTGCCGGGAACCGAAAAAGCCCCAAAGCGCCTTGCCGCGCGGCAGGGCGACCCGGAGGAAAAGCAGGGCGTAATTGGTGCGTTCTGCCGTACATACGACGTGCTGCAAGCCATGGAGGCGTTTCTGCCGGGTGTCTATGAGCCTGTGCCGGGGTTTGATGACCGGTACACCTACACCGGGGGCAGCACCACCGGCGGCGCGATTGTCTACGACAGCGGCAAATTTCTCTTTTCCCACCATGCCACGGACCCGTGCGGCGGGCGGCTGGTCAATTCGTTCGACCTGGTTCGTCTGCACAAGTTCGGAGACCAAGACGACGACGCGGCCCCCGGAACTCCGACGAACCGGCTCCCATCCAGCGCGGCCATGCTGGAACTGTGCAAGCAGGATGCCGCCGTTTCCGACTCGCTACACAAAGAAAACGGCGAGAGAATATTAGAGGCGTTCCAAAAGACGGGCCAGTCGACACAGGCCAACGACGCCGAACTCGCGATGTTTCTGGGCGGCTTGAAAGGCGAAGTACTGACAACGGATGTTATCCGCCGTTTGGTGGCGCTGCTGGGTATCCAGATTAAGCTAAACGACGTGACGTGGCACGTGGAAATTTCCGGCTACCCGAAAGCATGGTCCCGCGCCAATGCGGAGAACTTACTTCCGGTTCCGCTGCTGGACCGCCTGAAGCTGGCCGGCGTAAAAGGCGCGGCGAAGACGACCGTTGCGGACTGTTTGGACGTGATCGCCGAAGAAAACCGCTTTAACCCCGTGCTGGAAATGTTCACAGCAATGCCATGGGACAGCGCCGACCGAATCACGGAGCTTTACGATATCTGGGGGATTAAGGACCCGTTTTGCCGGACGTTGATCCGCAAGTGGCTGCTGCAATGCGTGGCCATGGCATACAACGACGAGTACAACCCGCAGGGGGCCGACGGCATTCTCGTTTTGCAGGGAGATCAAGGCATCGGAAAGACAAGCGCCCTGCGCCAACTGGTGCCGCTTCCGCGGATGTTCAAGGAGGGGGCCAAGCTGGACCTGCGGAACAAAGATACCTATATGCAGGCACTCAATAGCTGGATTTGCGAGTTGGGCGAACTGGACCGCACAACCTCCCGTGACAGCGCCGGGCTGAAAGCCTTTTTGACGCAGGATATGGACGAGTACCGGACGCCCTATGCTCAAAATCCAGTACAGCGGCCCCGCAGAACGTCCTTCTGCGGCACCGTGAACCCCGGAGAATACCTGATTGACGACACAGGCAACCGCCGCTTCTGGACGGTCCCTGTGGCCGATATCGATCTTGACCGGCTGTTTGCAATCACAAGCGAATGGAAGGTGCAGCTGTGGGCGCAGATGCGGCAAGAGTATCTGACTGCCCCCAATGCGTTCCGTCTGACAAAAGAAGAACGCCTGCAATTGGGCAGTATCAACACCGCGCACACCCGCTCCCTTGACTTTGAAGACGAGCTGCGGGACCTACTTAACTTTGACCTTCCTGCGGAGCAGTGGGGTGAGTTTACATCGGCACAGGTGGCGTCCAGACTGGAGGCAAAGCCTTCTGCGAACCGGTTGGGCCGCGTGTTGGCTAAACTGATAGGGGAGAATTGCAGAATCACAACGAGACTGCGGGAAGGTCGAAAATTGTACCGACTGCCGCTCCTGAGCAATTGCGTGGTTTCGCCGTTCCCTGGGGTAAGTTCAGTGGAGGAAAGATTATGAAAGAAAGTGCAATCGAGGCCAAACTCGGCAAGATGGTACGCGCCCAGAATGGCCTCTATTTTAAATTCGTCTCTCCCGGCAATCCCGGCGTCCCGGACAGGTTGATTCTCCTGTCCGGGGGCCGGATCGTATTTGTTGAGTTGAAGACGGAAACAGGCCGTTTGGCGGCCATTCAGAAATGGCAGATATCCGAAATGCTAAAGCGCGGCGCAGATGTCCGGGTGTTGAAAGGATTGGAGCAGGTCAAGGCGTTCGCGGAGAGGGTGATTTTACAATGACTTATGGCATCTGGAATGGCGTTGAAAAGCGCTTTGTATTTGGAATCCGAGAAGCCTCTGCGGAAAAAGCATGGAACGTGTTCACACGAAAATGCGCAGGTTGGCGCGCATGGCGATTTGAAGCCAAGCCAATCCCCAAAGGGTGGGTAAATCCCCAAAATCCCCGAGAATGGTATCGGAGGGGAAAACAATGAAGTTCACACCCCATCCGTATCAGCGCTACGCGATTGAGCGAATCATACAGGACCCGGCGATCGGGCTTTTTCAAGATATGGGTCTTGGAAAAACAGTGGAAACCCTGACGGCCATCAACGATCTGCGGTATAACCGCTGGCAGGTTTCCCGGGCGCTGATTGTGGCGCCGAAGAAAGTGGCGGAGGCAACTTGGCAGAACGAGGCGCGACAATGGGATCACCTGAAACATCTGCGCATTGTCTCGGTGCTGGGTACCGCGAAGCAGCGGGTCAAGGCCCTGTACACACCCGGCGATATCTGGACGATCAACCGGGAGAATATCCCATGGCTGGTGGACTACTACCAGCAGGACTGGCCGTTTGACATGGTGGTTTTGGACGAGTCCAGCAGCTTCAAGAATCCGCAGGCGAAACGGTTTAAAAAGCTGAAACTGGTACGCAGCCGGATCAAGCGCATCGTGGAGCTGACCGGCACCCCCGCGCCGAATGGGCTGGAAGACCTTTTCGCACAGGTCTATTTGCTGGATGGCGGAGAGCGGCTGGGTCGGACTATGACCAGTTATAGGGAACAATTCTTCACGCAGGACTACGCCCATCCGGGGCAGCAGTACCGGACCTATTCGCCGCAGGACCACGCGGACAGCCGCATACAGGACGCAATCTCGGATATCTGCATCAGCATGAAAGCCGAGGATTATTTAACCCTACCGGACTACATCGAGGACATTGTGCCAGTGGCGCTGGATGCACCGGCCAAAAAGGCGTATGACAAGCTGGAACGGGATATGCTGCTGGAAATCGACGAGGACACGATCACCGCCGGAAGTGCCGCCGTGCTGACAAACAAGTTGTTGCAGCTTTGTAACGGCGCTGTGTATGATGCAGACCGCCGCGTGACGGAGATCCACCGGTGCAAGATCGAGGCGTTTCTGGAGGTGATCGAGCAGCTGCACGGGGAACACGCATTGGTGTTCTACAACTTCCAGCATGACCGTGACCGCATTTTAGAGGCGCTGGCCGGGTCAAAGCTGCGGGTGCGGGTCTATAAAGGACCGGAGGATGAAACGGCGTGGAACGCCGGAGAAGTGGACGTGCTGCTTGCTCACCCGGCCAGCTGTGCGTATGGGTTGAATCTACAAAAGGGAGGACATCACATCATCTGGTTTGGGCTGACGTGGAGTTTGGAACAGTATCAACAGGCAAACAAGCGCCTGCATCGACAGGGGCAGCAATACCCCGTAATTGCTCACCATCTGGTTGTGCAGGAGAGCGTGGACGTGGATGTTATGGCGGCGTTACAGGCCAAGGGGGATACACAGGAGGCATTAATGCAAGCGCTGAAAGCAAGAATCGAGAAAGCGCGGAAATAAAAGGAACCCGGAGGGCCAAATGCTCTCCGGGTTCCTTTTATCTCTCCCATTTTCCCTTTGCTATATCCAGCTCACAGGCGACGCCGGGATGGGTTTTTCCTTTTTCAGTACGTTATTGATTCAACTAATGGTATTAACTTTTTTAGAGAAAATTCAGCGTTTTTTGCGACATCTAAACCGTTTCGGTATCCTTCGTTAGTATGGCCACGAACATAACTGTCGTAGACTGCAAAACTATCTGGGTACAACAATCGTATTATTATGAGTGCGGCAGCTGAACAGATAGATTCTTCAGCTATATTTGCATGTGGTTTGTCCATCCCCCAAACTGCATAAAATACAACGTGCATTAATTCATGAGAAAATTGAAAAGCTACAGTGCACTCTGAATCTTGCGGATGAATACCTAGCTTTATTATTACTATTTTCTTCAGTACAACGGTCGCTATTGGGGCATAGCCGGAATCTGCGGTTGCATTGTCAACATAAAAGTCAACTTTATTTAGTAAATCCAGCCCATAGCTATCATCAAACAGTGCTTTTACTTTGCAAATAGCCAATTCAAACGATCTATAATGCTTCATGCCACTAAAATTATTATTAAGATTTCCATTAATTTCCCAGTGCTTCTCACCCATGTATTACGTCCTCCGAAAAAACGATCGCAAAAGTACCCAAGGTTTTACTGTAATGCCATATTCTCGAGATCAGCATATACCAAAATAATACACATTTCAATACTTAAATGTATTAAAAATGGATGTATAAAGCATCTGCGCAATTTATTTCGGAAATGCTTTTCCCTTAAAGCATACCCTTTGATTGCTCCAAGGGAGCTTTGGTGTTCGCACTGTTGAAGCGTTCGCTGCCGTACTTCCCCCGGATGTGGTCCATGCTGTAATGGCTTTTATGCCACTTGGAACCGTCCTCGGCAAAATGCCAACTCCAGAGCTTCTTGCTGCTGCTCCACCGGCAACCTGCCGCGTTAAGCGCGTCCTTGTGCTTCTTGGTCTCGCCGCCGATCCAGAGCCAGCGCCCGCACAGCTCCACGGTAAGGCCGTCCATATGAAGCAGCACGTTGATGATCTGGATGAAGTCCTCCGGGGCCTCGGTGGTGGCGTGGGCCGTGCCGGTGGTATCCTCGGCGGCCCGCTCATTCTGACCACGCTTCAGGACCTCAAACCGGGCTTCATACTCGGCATTGACTGCCTGCATGGTGGCGGTATCTCCGCCCATGTCCGGGTGATACTTCATCGCGGCCGCCTTATAGGCTTTCTTCAGCTCGTCCAGCGTCTTGCAATCAATAAAATACTTTGTCATGGTAATTAGCCCCTCTCAAATAATTTCGTACAGGTCACCGACGGTCTCTATTTCAATTCCAAGCGAACTTGCCGCGGTCCGCGCTGCGGTTTCCGTGCGAAATCTACGGCTGTCCGCTGGCATAACCAGATGGTCATTAACCACCTTCTCGATGAGATAACAGCAGCGCTTGCCTGCCCCTACTTTCTGGATTGCGTGGTACGGATAGTTTCTCATAATGTTTACCTCCCGCTATGCAACTCACTTCTTCAAATTCCTTACGATCACCCACACGCTGAGACAAATGCTGATCCCCAGCAGCACAAAAACGACTTTATCCATCTTGACACCTTGCAAGCGATTTGTTATTCTTAATATGTGGGGGAGGTTTTGCCCTCCCCGCCCTCAATTCCGTATTTTCTGGTACAGAATTATGAGGGATGTGATTAGATTGGCAATCGCGGTAGCTAAGGTTATGTACTTGTCAGGTGCGGCCTTGCTGTTGCGGTTGCCTTTCTTTTTTCGCTTGCTCGTGGTGCTCACCTCCTTTCGATGACTCAATCATAATTCATGGTGCCATGAATGTCAAGCAGACAGAATAAACAATGTTGCCATGAATTTCATGTGCATTTTGTACATGGCATCATGAATGCGTAAGTGCTATGATACATTTGTCAGAGTATATTTAGGATTTTTGGAGGTTGTTTTTCATGTCAACGGATGCAAAGAGGGCGGGGAATGCCAGGCATTTAGAAAAGCTGGAGCGTGTTGTTTTTCGCTTGCACAAGGACGGCACCGACGGATTTACAAAAGAACAGATAGAAGCGGCCGCACAGGCCAGCGGTCAGAGTGTCAACGCATGGATTATTGACGCGATCAAAGACAAGCTGCTATGAGCAAAGCCCCAGACAGTTTTTATGCCGTCTGGGGCTTTGCTTTTATTCCGGTGGAGTAGGGCGGTGGAGTAAAAATTTTGCCGTTTTACTCCACCGGTGGGATAGGTGGATTAGGTGGAGTAGATTTTTTGGTACTCCACCGCCGCTAATTGGTTGCGCGGCAATGGATACGTGGTAATCCGGTGGATTAGGTGTATTATATCTATATTCTTGATTATTAGAGCGTATAGGGGGTAATATATACACCCTATACGCCCTATACGCTCTCCCGCGAGAGAATAGGAAATCTACTCCGCTTCTCCACCTCTCCACCGCCGGGGCTTTTTTTGCTGCGGCTTCTGTGCGTTGACGCAAGGTTTCAGGTCTCCCGGTCTCCTGCTTTTCAGGGGGTGCAATTTTGGGAGAGAAGAAGCGCGGTTTGGTATAAAAAACGCGCGTACAACTGCGACTTGCCATTAGTACGGCTTATATTAAGCGATAAGACCATTCACGCGGCTTGGGTGGTGGGATTGGCGGGGGACTGCTGCCGCAAAAGGCAAAAAGCTATGAGTTTTAAATCGGGCATTAAGTGAATTTATTATGCTTTCAAGGCTTTGCGGTGGTACTGTGTATTTCATGTGCAATTAGGCGGGGTTATTTGGCTCTGTGGGCAATAGGCAAAGCGGGAGGCTGGGCGCGGATAACACAAACAGGTCTGCTCAGGGCGCGGGGTGATCTGGTGAGGCGGTGACAGGAACTAGAGGCACTTTCTGATTTTGGCAGTCGATAGGGGGGAGGGGTAGCGGAAAAAGGGCGGGCCTCTCGCTAACGGGGTAGGTAATATTCTGCACACGCATTCTGCGGCTTTAGAGGCTTGACTTCTCTGATCTTTGCGACGCGAGATAGGGGGTAGCAGAAAAGCAGGGGGCAGGGTTTTGTGTCACCGATGTCTGAAAATATCAGGTCGCGGGGGAGAACCTACAAAATGTTTCAAAACATTTGAAATGTTGTGAAAATACATTAATTACTCAAAATAATGCTTGAAATCGTATTTGAAAGTTGATATAATGCGATTAGGTATAAATGGAAATTTTCTCCGCCGCCCGGGCCCCGTGGCGGCAGTAACAGGACGATTCCCCTTTCGGGAGCGGGTAAGGAAAGCATTTTCAGAAAGGTGGCGGGAGCATGGCGAAAAAGAAAAATACCGGACAGCGGGACTATGCGACTGTCGAAATCTTGAAATCGAAGTGCGACGAGTATTTCAGGATGTGCGATGAAGGCGGCGTTTTATACGGCGAAGCCGGGCTTGCGCTGTATCTGAACGTCACGATTACCACGCTGCGGCGCTGGTATGACGGAACACGCTGCCCGGATTTCAAGGACACGGCGCAGATGGCGTATCTGCGCATTCAAAACCAGATCGAGACAGATCCACGCTATCAGGAAAAGGGCATGGTGACCCGTGGAATTTTCCTGAATAAGCAGCCGCGTTTCGGCGGGTATCAGGACAAGGTAGAGGCAAAGCAGGACATTTCCGTGAATGTAAACTTTGGCAAGGGAATGGACGATTCGGACTTCAAGTGACGGAGGCGGGATATGCGGATTTTGGAAATTGCGATTTTGGCGTGTATCTTAGCCCTGCTGATCGTTTTGCTGGTTTCCATACTGTGCTACACGCGCCTGCGTCTGGCAGAGGTGAAAGCCGCGCCATGTGCGCGTCCGGGCGATGGCCCGCCAACAACCGACCCAGAGGCCCCGAAGCCCGCGCCGGGAAGCGTGGACGAGGGCATTGAGAACATCATGACATACGGCGTAGTCGAGAAAAAGGGTGATTCGCTGTGAAAGTTCAGGACGTGTTTGACAAGGCTATTCGTCTGATGGACGAGCAAAACGAGTCCACCGGCGCGACCATTACCACCGACACGAAGGAATACCTGGTGAGGACGCCGGATATTCTGGACTCGATTCTCGCCCGTGTAAGTCTGGCGGTTGGAGAGCCTTATGTCCGCGTAACAGCGATGGAGGACGAAATCGGGCTGGACAACGCGGTTGTGTCGGGCGTTTTGCCCTATTATCTGGCATCCGCATTGATCGCCATTGAGGCACAGGACAGCGGCCTTGCTGCGTACTTCAGCAGAATCGGAGATACGGCACTTTCCGCCATTTCGGCGCGGCTTTCCAAGGCGGAAGCAGAGCAGGTGGAAGATGTGTACGGCGGAATTGAGTACGGGGAGTTTGCGGTATGGTGACGGGTGGGTGGTACACTTGCCCCTGCTGCCGCCGGCGGCTGATTAAGATCGGCCGAACCTCCACAATGTATCGGGTACCGGTGTATTGCAGGGCTTGCAAGTCAGAATGGTTCCCGGCCATATGGAATGGGAGAGAGCTGGAAGCCGGGAAGCCGTTTCCGCTGACCGGAGAGAAAATTTCATAACAAGCTAGAGCGTTCAGCGCCAGAAGTAAGGGGGGAACCCCTGCTTTTGGCGCTTTTTATTTTGTCACACGCGGCAGACCAGCCGCGGTTAATACGAACCGGCAGACCAGCCGGGGAAAGGTGATTTCATGGAGAATGAGAATACAACCCCCGCCGAGGAAAGCACCGAGACCACGGACGCATTTTTGAGCGGATGGGATACGGACGGCGCAGAAAGCTCCGAAACCACGGAAGCCGAAAGCCCGAAGAGCAGTACAGACGAAACCCCGGAGTCCGAGACACAGGAGCCCACTCAGGACGCGGCTGAGAAGCCGGACGCAAGCGCAGCGTCGGAGAAGCCCTCAACGGAGAAACCCGAACAACCCGTAAAACCCGAAAAACCGGATGAATCCGCGAAACCCGCACCGGAGGAACCCGCGAAACCTGCGCCGGAGACCCCCAAGACATGGACGCTGCGGCATTTGGACGAGGAAAAGACCGTGAACGAGCAGGAGATAACCGCTCTTGCTCAGAAGGGCCTTGACTATGACCGGGTGCGGGAGAGATACGACGCAGCAAAGCCGGTCATGGAAATGTTTACGCAGATGGCGAAACAGGCCGGAATGACCGTGGATCAGTACATTGCCTTTGTGCGAACAGCGGCAAAGAAGTCCTCCGGCATGAGCGACGACGAGGCGAAGCGTGCGGTTGATCTGGAAGACCGGGAGAGCGCCGTTTTGGCAAAAGAGGCCGCGGAGGCCGAAAAGAAGACCGCCGCCCAGCAGGCGGTACAAGAGGAAAAGTCCGCAGAGGAACGGCGAAACGCCGATATCGCGGAGTTTCAAAAGACATTCCCGGCTGCGGCAAAGGACGTGAATTCTATCCCCCAAGAGGTCTGGGGCGCCGTGAAGCAGGGGCAGCCGCTGGTTGTCGCCTATGCTCTGTGGCGGGAAAAACAGGCTCTTGCGGAGGCGGAACGGGTAAAACAGGATTCCGCGGCAAAGGAACAGAATGCCAAAAACGCGGGGCGCTCCACCGGCAGCATGAAGACCGCCGGGGCGGAAGGCAAGACAAAAGACCCGTTTTTGGAGGGCTGGGATTCCTGATATGCGCGTCCTCATAACGAAAGAGAGGATTATTTATGGCAGTTAATTATGCAACGAAGTATGCAACCAAAATCGCGGAGCGGTTTAAGAAAGCGTCTATCACGGACGCGGACTGCGGCCACGAATATACGTTCGTCGGCCCCAACAGCAAGACTATCCGCATCGGCTCCGTGAATACCGTCCCCGAGACGGAGTATAACCGGACCGGCAGCAATCGTTTTGGCGAGGTACACGATGTGGGCGACACCTTGCAGGAAATGACCTGCGAATGCGCCCCCGCGTTCAGCTTCACCATCGACGCACTGGACGGAACGGATCAGGCCATTGAGAAGTCCGCCGCCAAGGCGCTGCGGCGGGAACTGGATGAGGTGACGATCCCCGGAATGGACAAGCGGCGTATCAAGAAGTGGTGCATGGGCGGGAATATTCAGATATTGGAGCCTACCGAGCCCACGAAATCCACCATCGGCGGCTTGATTCTCGACGCGGGCGCATCTATGACGGACAATCTGGTCCCACTGGAGAATCGGACCCTGTACATCGGTACGAAGTATTACAAGGCCCTGAAGCAGAACCCGGATTGGCTGGGCGTGGACGCGCTGGGCAAAGAGGCTTTGACCAGGGGTGTTGTCGGCGAGTTCGACGGCAACAAGGTCAAGCCCATCCCCACCAGATATATGCCCGCCGGCGTCTATTTCTTCATCAAGTACAAGGGCAGTACGGTTGACCCTGTGAAGCTCCAGAAGTACGACATTCTGCCCAAGGTGCAGGGCTACTCCGGCCCCGTGGTGCAGGGCGTGACCTACTACGACAGCTTTGTGCTGGGGACCAAGGGCGACGGCATTGCCGTGTGTGGAAACGCCACCGCGATTCTGGCGGCTCCGGTTATGGCTATTGCAAGCCATGAAGTCACCATCACCGCAGTTCCCGGCGTGGTTTTCAAGTACACCACCGACGGCACGAATCCCCGCTACTCGACCACCGCCGAAGTATACACGGCCCCTGTGACTCTGACCGAGGGCCAGACCATGCGTGCCATCGGCATGAAGGACGGCGGCGTCGGCATCGAGGGAACCAAGGCATACGAATAATCAACAGCATCAGGGGGCCGCAATGGCCCCCTGATTGGGATATCTGGAAAGGTGAGCGCATTGGCATACAGGAATTTCAGCAAAGCGGGCGGCGTGTTCAACATGAACTTTGGACACGCCAATGAAAAGCAAAAGCAGTTTTATCAGGCCCGTGAGCTGTATGTATGCTACGGCGGCGCGAGAGGCGGAGGCAAGAGCCACGCGATCCGCGTAAAGTCCGTAGGCGGTGCGCTGACCTATCCCGGCATCCGTATTCTAATCATTCGGAAGCACTACCCGGATATGGAAAACTCCCTGATAACTCCCATCATTCAGATGGTTCCCATGCAGATCGCAAGCTACAACCAGCAGGCCCACATCATGCAGTTTGCCAACGGCTCCACCATCAAATTTGGACATTACGACACCGGTTCGGACCTTGAATATCAGGGGCAGGAGTTTGACTGGATCTTTATTGACGAGGCAACCCAGTTCACGGAGGCCCAGTTTCGCATCCTGGGTGCTTGCCTGCGCGGAACATCCAACATCCCCCGGCGAATGTATCTCACCTGCAACCCCGGAGGAATCGGGCATCTGTGGGTCAAGCGGCTGTTCATAGACCGGGAGTACCGGGACGGAGAGCGGGCGGAGGATTACCGCTTTATTCAGGCCACGGTGGACGACAACCCGGATTTGCTGAAAGGCTCTCCCGGATACCTGAATATGCTGGACACGCTGCCAGACGACGTGCGGCAGGCGTGGCGATACGGGGACTGGAACACGCTTTCCGGCGTCTTCTTCCCAGAGTTCCGAAAAGAGACGCATATGCTGAAATCGTTCGTCCGCGTCCCGCAGGAATGGAAGAAATACCGGGCGTTTGACTACGGCCTTGACAGGTTCGCGTGTCTATGGATTGCGGTGGATTTTGACGGGCGGTGCTATGTGTACCGGGAGGTGCAGCAAAGTAATCTGATCGTCTCTGCAGCTGCAGCTCTGATGAACAGTCTGACTCCGCCCACGGAGCGGATTGAATTTACCATTGCTCCCCCGGATATGTGGAACCGCCAGAAGGACAGCGGAAAGACCATGGCGGAAATCTTTATGGAAAACGGCGTCGGCATCATCAAGGCCAGCAACAACCGGATTCAAGGCTGGATGGCACTGAAAGAGCTGCTGAAGCCCATGCGCACCGAAAAGGACCGGCCCGGTCTTTTGGTGACGGATGAATGCGTGGGGCTGCTTCGGAACCTCCCGGCCATTCAGCACGACGAGAAAAACCCCTCGGACTGTGCCACGGAGCCTCACGACATTACGCATATTTGCGACGCGCTCCGTTATTTTGCCGTGACCCGGGTCATGGGGGCGCAGAAGATGGTGGCGCAGGAACCGGAGGTATTGGGCGACGGCGGGACGGATTATGACGAGGCGATGACCGGCGGCGAGTGCGACGCCTCCTACTTGAATTACGGAGGGTAAGGCATGGCGAGTTCCATTCTGACAATTAAAAAGTTTCTGGGGCTGAACGAAAACCCGGACGGAGACACCAAAATCAAGAACGGTGAATTGTCAGAGCTTCGGAATTTCAGAATTACCATGGACGGGCATTTGCAGGTACGGCCCGGAAGCGCGACGGTTCTTGACCTGCGGACCGCGTGGGATGCGTGGTGTGCCGTTTCCGGCAACACAGCGTCCACGGATGCGCCGGTGTTTTCCGGGGCATGGAGCGGGATCGTAGGGGCCTCTGAGACACTTTTGTGCGCGTTCGGCGGTGTGATTTTCAAAGTAAACCCCGCGGACTGGACCGCTTCGGCGGTCGGAACCTGCACACAGGACAAAACCTCTTTTTTCGGGTTCGGCGGTAAAGTGTATCTGCTGAACGGGCATGAGTACAGGGCATGGGGCGGCACGGACGGTACGGAATTTTCGGATGTGGTCGGATATGTCCCCATCGTTCAAACCGCGACCACTCCGTCCGGGGACGGAACGACGCTTCAGCCGGTGAATCGGCTGAACGGGCTGCGCAAGGTGAAATTCTCCCCGGACGGAACGGCCACGGCCTTTCAGCTGCCGGAAACCGGCATTTCCGCCGTGACAGAGGTTTCCGGGACCAGCGTTACCTACACCACCAATTTGAGCGCCGGAAAGCTGACGTTTGCCAGCGCCCCCGCAAAGGGGACCAACACCGTCACCGTCACCTATCGGAAAGGGGACGGTGCACGGGCGGAAGTTACCGGAATGCACTTTTGCGAGACGTTCAACGGCAGTACGGATACCCGCGTGTTTCTCTACGGAGACGGGACCAACAAGACGATCTATTCCGGCCTTGACTACGATGGAAACCCCACGGCGGAGTATTTCCCCGATCTTTACGAAATGTCCGTGGGCGAGAGTAACACGCCGATCACGGCGCTGGTCCGCCACTACTCCCGACTGGTGGTGTATAAGACCAACAGCGTCTATTCCTGCCAGTATGGGATTGCCACGCTGGACGATTCCAGCGTGGCGGCGGCGTTCTATTGTACCCCCGTCAACCGGGAGCTGGGGAATGAGGCTGTGGGGCAGGTCCGCCTTGTGGAGAACAACCCCCTTTCCCTGTGTTCCAGCAGTATTTACGAGTGGAAATCCACGTCTTCCTCCGGGAATCTGGTTTCGGACGAGCGGACGGCCAAGCGGATCAGTGACCGGGTGTGGTCCACCATAAGCGCTATGGATCTGTCCCAGGTTGTGACATTCAATGACCGGGACAATTACGAATTCTGGTTTTGCCACGGCAGCAGCGCCTTGATTCTGAACTACGCGAATGATGCGTGGTATCGGTACAGTGGCATACCGGCGGCGCAGGTGCTTAAATGCGGCGGGAAAGTGCTTGCTTTTGACTCTGACGGCAAGGTCCGCCATATTTCCCGGCAATACCGGAACGACGATGGAGCCGCCATCGACGCACGGGCGGCGACCGGCTCCATGGACCTTGGAAAAGAGTGGATGCGGAAATATTCCACGCTGGTGTTTGTCTCCATCCAGCCGGAGGACGGGGCGCGGGTGCTGGTTTCCGCGGAGAGCAACCGGCGCAGCGATTACCCGGAAAAAGTTGTCTCCGCGAACATGGCGACTTTCTCGCATGTGGATTACAGCCATTTTTCGTTCAACACGAACCGCAAGCCCCAGGTGAAGCGGATCAAGCTGAAAGTGAAAAAGGCGACCTTTTATAAGCTGGTGTTTGAGAGCAGCAGCGCCACGGCAACGGCGACAATCTTACAGGCGGATGTACAGCTGCGGTATTCCGGGAACGTGAAATGATGGAGGCGAAAGCGTGAAAAATTTCAATCCGACTCCCCAGGGCGTATACAAGGAGTACCGCGCAGGGCTGGATTTCAACAACGGAATCGAACTGTACCGGACGGTGGAGACCAACGAAAACTTTTTCATTGGAAAGCAGTGGGAGGGCGTGAAATCCAATGGCCTCCCAACCCCCGTATTCAACTTTTTAAAGCGGGTGGTCCTGTTCTCCGTGGCAAACGTGTCCACGGACAACCTGAAGCTCCATGCGGAAAATATGCCGTCCACCGGCGAGCGGGACCCCCACACCATGGAAGTTCTGACGGATATCATCAACGATCAGTTTGCCAATATCTTCGAGATGAACAACATCGGCTCCTGCGTCCGGGAGTTCGCCCGGAATGCCGCGGTGGACGCGGACGGCTGCACGTATACCTATTTTGACCCGGATACGGATATCGGGCAGACGGCGAAAGGCGCCATTCGCACGGAGGTTTTGCAAAACACGCAGGTGACCTTCGGAAACCCCAACAGCCGGGAGGTGCAGTCCCAGCCGTTTATAATCATCGACCGGCGGATGCTGGTGGAGGACGCTGTTGACCGGGCTGTTGCAAACGGGGTTTCGGAGAGCGACGCGGAAAGCCTGATCCAGCCGGACGACAAGGAAAACCTCTCCGACAGCAATCTTGACCGCTTGGGCGGCGGGAAAGTAACGGTTTTGCTGCGCTTGTGGCGCGACAAAAAGACCGGGACCATCCACGGCTACGAATGCACCCGGGAATGTACGGTCCGCGAGGAATGGGACCTTGGCATGAAACTGTACCCGGTCACGTGGATGAATTGGGATTATGTGCAGGACTGTTACCACGGGCAGGCCATGATTACCGGGCTGATTCCCAACCAGATTTTTGTCAATAAGCTGTTCGCCATGAGCATGATTTCACTCATGACGCTGGCATACCCGAAAGTGGTTTTCGATAAGACGCGGATCAACAAGTGGGACAACCGGGTGGGCGCGGCGATCGGCGTGAACGGCTCTGTTGAAAACGTGAGCAAAATCGTGGACCCGGCCACGATCTCCCCGCAGATCGCGCAGTTTATTGATTTGGCCGTCAGCTACACGCAGAAATTCCTCGGCGCGTCCGACGTGGCAATGGGCGATACCAGACCGGACAATACCTCCGCGATTATTGCCTTGCAGCGGGCGGCGGCAACGCCTATGGAGCTGACAAAGCAGAACCTTTTGCAGAGCGTGGAGGACTTGGGCCGTATCTACATGGAGTTTATGGGCGAATATTACGGGACGCGGTTCGTCCAGATCGCAAACCCCTATGACACGGATAAACTGGTGATTTCCTTCGACTTCTCCATTCTGAAGAAGCTGCCGTTTCAAATCAAACTGGACGTCGGTAATTCCTCTTACTGGTCGGAGATTGCAAGCCAGCAGACTTTAGACAATCTCCTGATGCAGGGCAAGATTTCCACGGTGGACTACTTGAAGCGGCTGCCCGCCGGGTCCATTACCGACCGGGAAGCGCTGATTAAGACCATGCAGCAAGCACAGTTACAGCCGCAGGGCGGCGCTCCAAACGCCGAAAGCCCGCCCGCCGACGGCGAGAGCGCCCCCGTGGTGGGCGGGCGAGGGAACCATGAATTGCAGCGGAAAATCAACGAAACGGGAACCGTCCCGCAGGCGATGTGAGGTGAAGTGATATGGCATTGAGCAAATTTGAAAAGGATATGCAGATCATTCAGGCGCTGGACGACGAACCCAACGACGTAGGCGGCCTGACGGCGGCGGAGCTGAAAGCCAAATACGACGAGGGCGGGGAGGCGGTCAAGGCGTTCCTCAACGACGTGCTGCTTCCGGCTCTGGATGCCTACATAGCGCGGACGGATAACCCCCACGCCGTGACAAAAGAGCAGGTGGGGCTGGGGGCTGCGGACGACACGGCGGACGCAGACAAGCCGGTTTCCGGGCCGCAGGCAGCGGCACTGGCTCTGAAAGCATATATTGCGGATGTTCTGACAAAGGACAACACAACCGAGTTTACACCGACGGAAAACTATCATCCGGCAACAAAAAAGTATGTTGACGGGGTGACCGCGGGGGTGATTCTCGGACAGGTTCCGGATAACAGTATCACCACGGCAAAGCTGGCGGAGGAAGTACATGATTTTATCAACAGCAAGGCAGCGGCAGTCCACGCTTCGAGTCACGCCACCGGCGGAAGCGACCCGCTGACCCCGGCGCAGATCGGGGCGGCCACGAGCCAACTGCTCTACTGCACGGTGCCGGTATCGTGGACGGCGGTCACGGGTGGATTCTACACGCAGACGGTCAGCGTACCGGGGATTCTGGAATCGGATGAGGGTATCAAGGTAGACATCAACCCCGGAAGCGATAACGACGCCAACAAGCTCTACGCTGGTGCATTGAGTAAGGTGCAGACGATGGAAACCCTTGCAGACGCAATCAAGTTTGTGTGCACGGCAGCGCCCACTGTGGCGTTTCCGCTAAAGCTGGAGGTGACAAGGTAATGGGCAAGGTGATGATTCTCAGGCGAGGGCTGGATACCAGCGACGCAACCGCGACGGCGGCGGATATTCTACCCGATAAAACCGCATATGTAGACGGCGTAAAGTTGTTAGGCGCAAGCACAGCAAAGCATATCGCAATTCAAGAAATCGTTTGTACCACTCAGAACGACTTGACTTTCTCTGACTTTATAGGCAAAACTAACTTTGTTGTTTTGGCCGCGCCGTACAGCATATATAACCATTATCTTTCTTTTTATGGTTCTGGCATAACTGGCTTGTATATTAATGGTACAACAGTACACGCTTTATACTCTGAAGTTAGCGGAACACAAATAAGATTTACCGATGCTGTTCCCTATGAACCGTATACCATATTTACCTTTAATTCGGCTACGGGTAATATTCACATTCAATCTAACGGCGGTTTGTATTTTCCAATAGGAATGCCGTTTCGCGGTTATGCGTGGTGAGTAACTGAGTAAGATTATCGCCTATTCGGTAGAGCCGGAAAAGATTTCCTATATGGCAATTTTACCTATGAGGAGTTGATACCTATGTACATCACAACCAAAATCACCAAGCACTATACCGTTACCTCGACGGCGCTGGGCATCGTCGAGGTGCGCTACACATTGGAGGAGGCCCCGGTGGAACTGGGGGTATCGGTCAATCTATACGCCGACGACGGCGTGTGCATCAGGACGGATATTGTGGCGGATTGGAAGTATCCGCGTATCGAAGGAAACACCATTATTCTCAGCAACACGGCCCCGGCGGAGCCGGAGACGCCAGAACCAGTGGAGCCGGTAGAGCCTTTGCTTTCGGATATACAAGCATGGAAGCTGGCGGAGGTCAACGCCGCCTGTGACGCGGCTATCACCGCCGGATGCGGCGTGACGCTCTCCGACGGCACGGCGGGGCATATCTCTCTGTCCATCCCCGACCAGATCAACCTATCCACGGCGCAGGAGGCGATCAAAGCGGGTGGCACGGGCTACGCCTATCATCTGGACGGGGCGCTGTGCGAAATCTACACGGCGGCGGACATCGCCATCATGGCAAAGGCGGCGACCGCACACGTCCTGTATCACCAAACCTATTGCAACCACGTCCGGGTATGGGTCAAGCGTTGCGAGACTGTTGTCGACGTGGAGGCCATCACCTACGGCGCAGAGCTGCCGGACGATCTCAAGAAGCACATGGAAACGATTATTGCGGCGGCAGGAGGTAAAAATGCGTAATTTTCGTCTTACTCAACCGAAAGCCCAGCGCAGCGGGTTTCGGTTGAAAGAGGAGGCGCAGCGGAGTGAGCGAGCCATGGCCGCAGGCCGGGGCGAGGGATGCGCAGCTTGCGGCGACGAGCGTAAGGCCGGGGACATGATTTTAAGCGGGCTGCTGGGCTGCTTCATCGGGGTTACATACTTTTTGATCGAGGTTGCATGGAAGACTGCGCATGGCCACCCCGAGGGCATCAGCTGGACCATGCTGGTATTGGCGCTGCTGCTGGGTATCCTCATGGAACGCATGGGCGCGGAGCTGCCGTGGCGGTGTCCGATTTGGACACAAGCGCTTTTGTGCGGCCTTGCCATCACGGCGGCGGAGTTCGTGGCCGGGTGCGTCCTCAATCTGTGGCTGGGCTGGGGTGTGTGGGACTACTCCCACCTGTCCGGCAATGTGCTGGGGCAGGTTTGCCCGCAGTTTGCGGCCCTGTGGTGCCTGATTTCCGGGCCGGTGATCGTGCTGCTGGACTGGATGCGGTACGCCGTCCGGGGCGGCGAGAGACCGCATTACAGGTGGAAATAAAATAACCCGCTGGTAACGGGTACACAAGAAAGGAAAACGATTATGAACAGCAATGCTTTGACCAATGTGAAAGCGGGAATTACCGCAATTCTGGCGGCGCTGACGGCGTTCTGGGGGTGGTTCGGCTGGCTGGTTCTGGTTTGGGTGGGCATGATGCTGCTGGACTGGCTGGTCGGCAGCGCTGCGGCGGCGAAACAGGGGAAATGGAGCAGCGAAAAGCTGCGGGCCGGTGCGTGGCACAAGGGCGGCGAAGTGGTGATCGTGATCGTTGCGCTGGTGGCGGACTGGCTGATTGGCCTGATCGTGGCCAACTTTCCCGGTATCACGCTTCCGTTTCAGTACACGGTGCTGCTGGCACCGCTGGTAATTGTTTGGTACATCATCGGGGAGCTGGGCAGTCTTGCGGAACACGCCGTGACGTTCGGTGCGCCGGTGCCTGAGTGGCTGGTATCCGCGCTGGAAGCCGGGAAAAAGGCGGTGGACAGCGCAGGGGACAAGCTGACCGGATCGGAGGAAGGGGACGGCCAAGGTGACAAATGATGAAAAGCGGGCAAACGTCCTTAAATGGGCGGAGTCTCAGCTGGGCGTGATCGAGTGGCCTGCCGGGAGCAACAAGGTCAAGTATAACGACTGGTACTACGGCAAGACCGGCTGCAACTACGCTTGGTGTATGACATGGGTGCAGTGGGTATTTGCCCGAGCCAATCTGCCTTTGCCGGTGAAGACGGCCAGTTGTACCACCCTTGCAACTTACGCAAAGCAGCATGGCCAGTGGGTGACGAGCGGCTTTAAACCGGGCGACATCCTGTTCATGCATTGGGGAAAGGACAAGAACGTGACCGAACACGTCGGCATCGTGAAAGCGGTCAAGAGCGGTTGTGTTGTGACCTATGAGGGCAACACGTCTCTTGCGTCTCAGGCCAACGGTGGGTGGGTCATGGAGCGCAACCGGGCATATGCCAACATCACCGGGGCATATCGGCCCTGGTACAACGTGTGAGCCAAAACACAGGGCGGGGCGCAGCCCTGCCCTTATTTTAAAAGAGAGGTGGATACCATGGCAAGAGGACCTGATATGTCCCGCGATACATCAAAAGCGGGGCAGACCGTTCAGCAGGGCAATTACTCGGTTTCTTATGACGCTGACGGCTATGCAAAGAGCGGCACAAAAACGTCTGACGGCGGATATGTTGTGGACGGCGTGACTTATGGCGGCGGAAGTTCCGGGAGCGGCGGCGGTTCTTCCGCAAGCAGCACGCAGTATTCCAGCGGGTCTTCTGCGGCTGACGATTATTCGCAGTATTTAAAAGGCATGTATGCCGCACAGACGGCCTCTCAGCTGGCAGCTTTGAAAAGCGCATACGATCAAAACGCCGCCGATTTGTCGGCACAGGCAAATAAAATCCCGCAGACCTACTATTCTGCGCGGAATGATGCGGCGGCACAAAACGAGATTGCAAAGCAGTCCTTCAACGAGTATGCGGCGTCCCGTGGGCTGAATACCGGTACATCCGGGCAGGCGGCGCTTGCCAATTCGGCGGCGCTGCAAAAGAATCTCTCGACAATCAGCACCAGCGAGGCGGACGCGCTGAGCGAAAACGCATTGGTGGCTCAGAAGCTGAAAGCTCAATACGAATCCGCAGTAAATCAGGCGCAGGCCAGCGGAAACAGCCAGCTTGCGCAGGCGCTCTATCAGGAGTATGTGAGACAGGCCAACGCTCAGACGGCGGCGCAGGCAGCGGCACAGGAGCAATCCAATTGGGAAAAGCAGTATGAAACGCAGTTGCAGCAGTACGCTGACAGTCAGAACCAGTGGCAGCAGGAGTTTGATTATAACAAGACCAGCGACGCGCAGAGCTACGCGAACAATCTGGCCAAAACGATGCTTAGTATGGGCGTCATGCCGGATTCTTCGACGCTGGCTGCGGCGGGCATTTCCTCCGCTGACGCGCTTTCTATGAAGCTGTCGGCGCTGCAAGGGCAGTCCACCGGAACCGTGAAAAGGTCCAGTGTGAAAAGAAGTGGGAGCGGTGGGAACAGCAGCCCCGCAGCTACATACGACAATGGCAACCTCACGTCTGCGCAGATCAGGACATTGCAAAATTATTACGGCGTCCCGGCAGATGGGGCGTGGGGGTCTAATTCGTCCAATGCTGCGGGGCATTTGGGTGCTGACGAGGCTTGGTACAATTATAAGCTGAATACCGGAGAAGCCACAGGGGGAATGGGGGTCGCAAACTACAACGGTTTGCTGCGAACTATTGCAGTATACACGGCGGCAGGCAAAAAGGACAGCGCGGCGTCTTATATCGCGGCAAATTGGGATGCCTTAAATGCCGAACAGCAGAAAAATCTTAGAAAATACTGTGCTGAAATTGGCATTTCGTTTTAGGGGAGGGCCAAATGGCAAAGCTGAACCTTAAATTTAATAGCGGGGAGTCGTATTCGTTTGACACGAAAACCGCAAAGGAAAAGACCGCCTCCATTCAAAAGGAAATGCAAAAGAGCGATCCCCGCGGGGGGGCTTCCACCGCGCAAAAAACCTTCTGGTACAACGACCAGAACACGCCTAATTTTGACCCCGCCGCAGCAAAGCCGGAACCGGGGGTTATGTCGGGCGCTTTGAAAACCTATGCAGGTTCCACCATCAACACCGCAGGAACCGCGCTAGAGGGACTTGGCAAGATAAATACACGGATCTCCAATGCCCAAAACGCCGAGGCCAACCGCAACGCGCAGGCCAACATTGCCCGGTATCAGGAAATGCTTTCCGCCGCCGCAAACGATACCGAACGGAAAAGGCTGGAACTGATGATTTCTCAGAATCAGCGGCGTTTAACAGGTATGCAGCAGAATACGGCTTTTCAGGAGAGTTTGAGCCGGAATGCAGCACAAAAAATCTATGACAAAGCGGATACTTTGACTTCCTCCGGGGCGCAGGATATTGAAAACGCAAAAGCTGGCATGGGAAAAGCCGGTCGCCTTGCTGTGGACGTCGGCGTGGCCGGAACGCAGATGGCGGCGGATATGGGGCTTGCGGCAATTACCGGCGGCAGCGCCCTAATTCCTATGGCTTTGCGGTCTTTCGGTGGCGGTACGCAGGAGGCACGGCAAAGCGGCGCGTCTTTCGGCCAACAGCTGGCCTATGGTGCAGGAAATGCCGCCATTCAGGTAGGGACAGAAAAGATGTTCAACGTGGCTGCCCCGTTCAAAAAGTTTTTTGGCGAGGGTGTGTTGGATAAGGCGCTCGCAAAAGCAACGGGGAAACTGGCACAGTCCGCCGCCGGGGATGTTCTGGAACCGATTTTGAGAGCTGCCACGCTGAATCAAACGCCTAACTGGGATGCGGGACAGATGCTGGAGGACGCCATTGTCGGCGGTATTCTCGGCCTTGGCGGGTCTGGGGTGGAAGTTGCCGCTCAGAAGACCGCAGAAGCGGCGCAGAGAGGACAGGCGGGTCATTTGACCTCTGCGGCGCAGACGGCGCAGAACGCGCCCAATGATGCCGTTACACAAATATTTATAGATTCGCTTGCCGGAAAAAAAGCAACCGCCCCCGAAGAAGGGGCGGCAGGTCCAGTAAAAGTCGGTAAGGCGACAACCATTTATAACCCCTATCAAGGGAATACGCCTGTTCAGCAGCAGATGCAAAATAGGATGGTGCCTGACGTTGCGGCAGAAAGTGTCAATGACGCTGTGGCCAAGATGAAAGACGCGAAAATTGCGTCACTTGCCGCTGGTGATAAAGGATTTAAAGCTAACCTAAAAAAATTGTATAATATGACCTTCAGGCGGACGACGGGTGTTCCCGTCGCAGGAATGGTCTATGAGGGGAAGCCCTATCTTGTTGATATTGGTTCGGACACTCCCGGAAAAGTAATTAACGACAAGAATTTATCCCCTGAAAAATTGGCGGTGCTGGATATTCTTCCGACAATTGTACAAAACGCAGATTATTTAGGGAGCGGTGCCTATGTTCCACATGGTAATAAGCAAAAACAAACAACGCGATTTGATTATTTTGAAACGGAAGTTCGAATTGAAGGGAGTCCCTATGTGGTGTCCTTCGATGTCGAAGTATTCCCCAATGTGAATAACTATCGTACACACCGCATCAACAAAATAGAGCTGTCCCCAGTTTCAAATGCCGACCCGGGTCCAGCACCCGGCGCAAGTGAAACGGAAACAGCTCCAATGGGAAGAACTCGCACGTCACGGTACACAATGCCCGATGCCCCGGAGAGCACCGTCCCCATGATTAACGCCCGAAGCGTCCCGCCGCAAAGTTCTTCTACGAGTAGTATATCCCCGCCCGGCGCAAATATCAAGAGTGATTTTTTGTTGGATTTGGTCACGGGTAAAAAGCGGGTAGACCAGGGGAAACTGACGGATGCGCAGTTTGAGACCGCCGCCGATCACGGGATGAATATTGACGCGGACGGGAAAGTGTACAGCCCGATTCCCACGGACCACATCGACCAAAGGACGGTTGAGACTGCCGGGAGTCGGGACGTGAACGCATTTCAGTTTGACCACCCGGAATTGCATGAATATTATAAAAAAGCGGCTGAAAGCCTGATGGCTGACGCTGATATCTCTACACAGTTCCCTATGCCCCGACGGACAGAGCGCACGGTAAACGGAAAGCGGACGATTCAGAGCGCTATTGACAGCGTTTCTTTGCGCTCCGCAATGGATATGGGCCTTTCCCGCAATCAGATCATAGACGCGGCGCAGTCCTTAATTGACGATCACGGGCAGGAAAATTACGCGGCTGCAAAGCGGCTGGAGCTTGTGCTGGATGAAATGCTGACAAAGGGCTACACCACGGTATTTGGGAACACGGTGGAGCCGAACAGCGCCTATATCAAAGCTAAAGCGGACATTGTGGGAAGTGCGCCGGAAAAATCCGGTGAAGAACTGCCGATCTGGGACATGCCGGGGACGAATGGAGGGAAACTGGACAGCCTCGGCAGTGCAAGAGGTGGTTTTGACCCGTACTCCCGGCTGCAAAACAAGACCGGAAACTTCCACGACGACGGGGCCAACGCTGCCCGTGTGGTAGACGTTCCAAAGACCAATTTTGAGGGTCGCAATGTGCCGGAAAGCGCGAAGACTGTTATGGGGGCACGGGCCATAGACGGAGACGATGTGCGCATGATTGAACGGCAGATTGCAAATGGTACGCTGGCTTTTGACACCATCACAGATGAAAAAGCCGTTGCAAAAGCTCAAAATACCATCCGTGAAAAAACCTTTGACGGGGCGCTGGAACAATACCGTGCAAGTGTTGGAAATAATGTCGCCTCCAAGGACAATACGACGCTGGGGCAGCAATTGTTGATTCAAGCCATGCGTGAAGGTAACACCGCAAATGTCTCTGAACTGCTGTCCCTGTATACCCGCAATTCAACGACTGCGGCGCAGGCTATGCAGGCACAGGCGATTTTCCGCAAGCTCAGCCCGGAAGGGCAACTGCTTTCTATTCAAAAAGCGGTGGACTCGTTCAACCAGAAGCACGATACGGACATAGAGATTGACCCGGAGGACATGGACGCTTTTGTCAACGCTGCGGACAACAATGCACGAAGCAAAGCAGCGGAAACAATATACAAGCGTGTAGCAGAACAGGCACCCGGAACATTCAAAGCGAAGTATGACGCGATTCGATATCTCGCCATGTTGGGCAATCCCCGGACACACATTCGTAATATTCTCGGGAACACGCTCTTTCAAGTTCCCGTTACGGCAAAAAACCGCGTCGGCGGTGTTGCTGACGCGATTGCAAGTGCGGTCAGCGGCGGCAAATACGAGCGCACGAAATCCATTACGGGTGTATCTCCCGCCAGTCAACTTGCAAAGGAGTGCCGCGCCGATTGGGCCAACGCAAAGGATTTCCTTTCTCACGGAAGTAAGTATACCGAGGGAAACGCCACCGCCGGGGGAATTGAGGCCCAGCAAAAAGCATTCAGTGATAAGGGCGCCGGAAAGATAATCAACAAAGCGTCCGAAACCAACAGCGCTTTACTGGAAGCGGAAGACACGTTTACAAAGAAGTTTATTTACACGCAGAGCCTTGCCGGATATCTGAAAGCCAACGGTGTCAAGTCCATTTCTGCGGCCGACGCCGGACTTTTGAACCGGGCCAGAAGCTACGCGGCACAGGAGGCATTGCGGAATACCTTCAACGACACCAACTCACTCAGCGAGGCGGTGTCAAAGCTGAACGGGCTGCGGGACAACAAGAACCCAGTCATAAAAGCGGCAGGTTACGGCGTGGAGGGCGTGCTTCCCTTTAAAAAGGCCCCGGCAAATATCCTGATGCGCGGCGCGGAGTATTCCCCCGTTGGGACGGTTATGGGGGCCGTTGATACGATTCGTGGAGCAAAGCAGGGGGATACCGCAAAACTCACGCAGGGGCTTGACCGGATCGCTTCCGGCTTGACCGGCTCCGCTTTAATGGCCGCGGGAGTTCTCGCGGCGGGGGCCGGGTATGTGACCGGCGGAGACGATGAAGACGATAAGCAGCAGAACTTCAACGAACTGACCGGACATCAGAATTACGCGCTGGAACTGAAAAACGGGAAGTCTATTACGCTGGATTGGACGGCACCGGCAGCGATTCCGTTCTTTATGGGCGTTCAGCTTCAGCATGGCTTGGAGGACGCGGGGTTGGGACTTGAAGCCGCTTCGACTGCAATCAAGGGTATGACTGACCCCATGCTGGAAATGACCATGCTGCAGGGGCTGAATGATGTGCTGGACAACGCGGCCTATGCAAAGCAGCGGGGCGGCAGCGTAGGCGGTTCAATCGCCACAGCGGCGCTTACAAACTACGTCACGCAGGTTTTCCCGACTGCATTCGGTCAGATGGAACGGGCCGGAGATAAAGTCCGCGAGACCACCTACGTAGACAAGAATAGCGACGTATCTGCGGATACACAGTACCTTTTCGGAAAAGTCGCCAACAAAATCCCCGGCGTGGACTACCACCAGATTCCGTACATCGACGCATGGGGCAGGGAAGAAGACCAGGGCGACGCCGCAACACGGATTTTCAACAATGTGTTCAACCCTGCCTATGTCTCCGACGTGAAGGTACGGCCTGTGGAACGGGAATTGCAGCGACTTTCCGACGAGATTGGCGAAACCAATGTTTTCCCCCAGCGGGCGGATAAGTCGATTACATACTCTATCAAGCAGGGGGACGGGACTGAATCAAAGCAGATGGACTTGACAGCCGATCAGTATGTGAAGTTTGCAAAGGCTTTGGGACAGGAACGGTACAGGCTCTTAAATGGCGCCGTTGGCTCTACTTATTACAAGACTATGAGCGACGCAGAAAAGGCTGATTACATTGGAAAGCTATTCCAGTACGCCGCTGCCCAGGCAAAGGGGACCGTTGCGTCCGGCGCGGTGAACGACGCATGGATTGACAATGCCAGGACCGCACAAAGGGATCTCGGCGTTTCTACACCGGAGTACATCGCCCTGCATGAAAAATATGGGGCTATGCTTGTCGGTAGCAGCTATGAAAAGGTAAAGACTGCTGTCAAGGCCGGGATTGCCATTGAGGACTATATGGGTATTCGTGGAACGATGGACGGGAACGGCAACGGAAGCATTTCGCAGGCGGAGGCGCGGGCGGCATTGGATGCAAGCGGCCTTTCAAGGACGCAAAAAGACGTGGTGTGGCGGTCCATTAATAGCGCATGGAAGAAGAATCCATATCAATAA